CTTGATTGTTGTTTGAGTTCATTAATCTTATGTGTCAATTTTGTGTTAATATTGTGTAACTCTATTTTTGATTGTTCAAACTTAGCAACGTCAATCTCTACTGTTCGTATTTCTGTTTCAATGTTTTGTATCTTTTCTAATCTTTTACTTAACGATTGTATTTCTCTATCAGCATCTTCTAACGCTTGATTCCATTTCATTATCTGTTGATTGTTATCAGCAATCATACTTTGTTTGTTTTGTAATGCTTGGTTACATGTAGGACAGTTATCATTGTTTTCGTAGAATGATTTGTGTTTGTTACATTCTTTTAATTTACTTTCAAACTGTGCCTCAAAGTTTCGTAATTTGTTTGATTTATCTGATAGACTTTGTTTGTCTACTGTATCTTTTTGTAGTTTAGATATTTCAGATTGTAATGCCTGTATGTGTGTATTGTATTTGTCTATTGCCTCAGTATTGTCTGTAACTTTCTTTATTTCACTTTCTATTTCTATGTCTGATCTTTCTTGTAACTTATTAATATATTGTTTCTGTGTATCTATTTTGGCACTTACAATCTCTAGTTCTTGTAATATATCTTTGACCTGTTCTTCTTGTTCTTTTATTCTAATCTTTGCCAACATGTTCATTATAGAAAATACTTTGATATCAAGTATATCTTCTACTACTTCTCGTCTATGTGCTGTTTGTAATTCCATAAATGGCACAAATGTAGATGAACCTAAAATAACAACTTGTGTAAAACTACGATAATTAAATTTAAGTATTTGTTGTTCTAGCATTTTCTGATAGTCTGCTATTGTGGCATCTTGGTTTACTAACTCATCGTTTAGATATATCTCAAATACATTAGGTTTGATACCTCGTTTTATTTTATATCTGTTACTTGATATACTAAACTCTAATTCAACCTCTGTACCACCTAGATTAACACTATTGATTAATTGGTCTTTTTTGATTGTACGAAAAGGTTTATTAAACAAAGCAAAGCACAAGGCGTCTAGTATAGTAGATTTACCAGCACCGTTGTGACCAACAATCAGTGTTGTTGCGTTGTTGTTTAGATTGACCTCTATAAATTGATTACCAGATGACAAAAAGTTTCGCCATCTAATTTGTTCAAATACTATCATACTAAAAAAAGCCTTGTGGCCATTCGTGTCTGTTTAGATATGAAAGATTACCACTCACTGATATTCTTGTGCCTTCACATCTAAAAGGTAAAACAAGATGCGTTAGTGTCGCTGGAAATATAAAACAATCACCTTTTTTTGGCATATGACATATTTCGTTTGTTGTCCATTGTGGTCTACTGTTTTCACCATGCGAAAATATAATAGCACCAGGGTATGCTGATTGTTTTACAACAATACCATCAACATCTGTGGTCATATTATCTGGCACTTGACAATAGATAACAAAGGATAAATCGCCAGTATGTGTGTGGGGTGGATTTACATCACCTTTCAGCATGTAATTAATCCATAAACTGTCTAGTTTCATTTTTACTTTTACTTTATCATCACCAATCCTATCTAGTCTATGATATTCGTTGTGTTTTAATCGATAATCATTAAATATACCTACCATCTCATTCGCAAACCATTTTTTTTGTTCATCGTCATATGCCTTTTCTACTTTTAAATGACCTGCTAATTGATCTCTAAAATCACTGTTTTGTTTTTCACCATTTTCAATAAGCCAATCTACAATATAATCATCTACTGTAGTTTTCATTAAATATGGTCCCCAATTCATATTCATATTCATATTTCCATATCTCCTGCCTCTGTGTATAAAGACTTCATTAATGTTTTAAGTTTATCTTTATTGAGGTCTGTTTCTAGTTGTTCAATATAGTTATCTAGTAATGTAGGTGTATCTTCGCTACGTTCAGCAATATCATCTGCCACTGTACTTGCGTCTAAGTCAGAATAATCTTCTATTACTTTTACATCGTTTACATCTACTTTGTAGAAACTATCTAAAAATTTGTCAAAGAGAAAATAATCTTTCTTTTTCTCTACAATTAGTTTTACATATTTGTGTTTGTATTTTTCAAAGTCAAAGTCTTTGTAATTATTTTCTTCATCATTATAATATATCTTTTCGTGTATTGTATTTGGGTTTCGTATTTGTTCTATTGTTCTTGTTTCTGTATCAAAGACATGAAAACCTTTTGGGCAGTTATGATCATTCCAGTTAAACTCATAAGGTGATCCTAGAAAATATATTTGACCATCGTCTGATTTCTTATGAAAGTGACCAGACAATACCATTTCAAATCTTCTAAAGATACGTTTTTCTAAACCAGTGGTAGAAATATGACCGTTATGCATTTCAAACCCTTTTACTTCTAAGTGACCCATTACAATATCTGCTTTCTCTTGTTCTAACATCATTGTTGTATCATCTATATTCTGTGGTGTAACCCATGGTAAATATAGAAATCTTAGATCATGTTTGTAAACAACTTCTGGTTTATCATATATCTTAAATACAGGATTCTCACTTAATAATTCTGTTGGTGCGTTTATATCATTCGTATTCTTATAATAAGTATCATGGTTACCCACAATAATATCTACGTTGTATGGTTCTAAACGTTTGACAAATTTATTATTGAAATCTGATAATGTTTTAAAATTAACAAACTTACGTCTATCTAAAACATCGCCAAGATGTATAATATCTTTTATATTGTTTTGTTCTAAGTAAGGAAAAAATACTTCATCATAGAACTTGTAAAAGTATCTACTATAATGTGGGTTATCGTTTCTCGCACCTAGATGTGTATCTGCTAATAAAACTATTTTAGTCATGCCATAAAGTATTCTAATTTCTTAGGTTCTTTCTTCTTTCGTTTTACTGGTTTATCTTCTTTAGGTTTTTCTTCTTCGTATATCATATTCTTTTTTAAAAATTCAGAATATTGATTTTGGTATTCTGTGTTATCGCCTTCTTGTCTAACGATCTCGTCTAGTCCACCCTTCATTATTAACTTTTGTTTTATTGTAGTTTGTTTTTTCTCTTTCTGTATTCTACGAATAAAAGCGTAATAAATTATTTGGGTGAAGTAGGCAAAAGGATTATTTGATTTCTCTGGGTCAAAGTTTGCCACATACTGTAGACAATTCTCTATACCATCAGATATCATATCCTCTTTGTATGTATAGTTTATAAAGTTTGGTCTATAAGATAAATGATTAGCAATCTTTAGAAAACATTCACCAATGTAGTTTGTGATTGGTGGATCTTTACGATTTCTTTTTCTTGCTGATTGTACCTTCTTGTGGTACTTTTTCATTTCTTCTAAGAACTTTTTGTTATCAACATAATGTTCTTTTTTCTTTTTAGTTAATGCTACATTCATATTTCATATTATATCATAAAATAGTATAAAAGTCAACCTTGATATACTAAATCTAGTTATTTTATTTTTTTGTAAAATAATGGTTGACAAATCTGTTGACTTGGTATATAATGGGCCATGTCCCGGTTGTCAGAAGTATCTACTTAGTGTTTAGTTTTGTTACCTTTAAGATACTCTAAAGTTTCAAAGTAATCTTCGTCAGACATATTATTTAGAACTTTATTCATACTATCTTTCTTTGCTTTCTCTTTTAATATAGGTTCAAGGTTCTTGGTGTAATTTAATCTGATATTATTATAATAATCTTTTAATGTCTCGTTGGGTACGGCCAACGTCATTATATTATTTTTATGTATGCTATAGATTTTGTCTGTAGATTGAAACACCCAAGGTCTTAGTGCCATACGTTCTTCAACATAGTAACTATCACCATCTGCTTCACCATCAAATAAATCAACTTTGTATGGATCATTTAATCTTAAAAAGTCACTACCTTCAGTAACATATATTCCAGCGATAATCTGTTCACCAGATACTAACTTTAATAATCTCGCTTGTGGTACTTTTACTGTTGTTTCTTTTGTCATATAATTATTTATATCAGATCAACGTTATGTATCTCATAGTCAAATTCTTGTTCAGTATAGAAACCTACTCTTTCCATAAAGTGAGTGAGCGTAAAGTTTTTTCTTGTTCCGTAGGTGATATCGTCAGCCAAATCATAAAGAGTTGCTTTAGCCTTATTATCACCAAGACGCAACCCACGACCAAGAGACTGTAAAACTCGTATTTTAGATTTGGTAGGGCTTGCGAATATAACATTGTGAAGATTCCTAATATTGATACCAGTACTAAAAGTACCATAACTTGCCACAATGATCGCATCGTTTTCATTTTCTGTTATACTCCTTATTGTTTCTCTATCTTTTGTTTCTGTG